TTAATCCAAAGCTTGGCTCTAATCAACTTTTACTTCAGTTACGACAACTTGAGTCATATAAAAGTAGATTTGCTGGCAATGAACAACGTAGGGCTAGAGGTTTAAATGCTCTATCAGAGGCTGCTTATTTAGCCCAAGAGCGTGATTATGCTCAGACTCTTGCATTATATGGTCAAGATAGATTTGTTAATAGGCAACAACTTGCTCAGTTTATTGGTAATGATATTTCTAATACTGAATTATCGCAGCGAGTAGCAACTGCAGTTAATAGATTACAAAATGCTGACCCAGTTGTATTGAAACAGTTATCAGAATACTATCCAAATATTAATGAAAAAGATGTTATTTCTTATTTCTTGAGTCCAGAAGAAACTTTACCAGAACTACAAGCAAAAACAACTACTGCTGAAATTGGTGCTACAGCACGGCAATATGGTTTAGATTATGGAATGAGTAAAGCTTCAGAATTACAAAAATATGGTGTAAATCTTGAACGAGCTAGAACTGGATTTAAAAATATTGCCGAAGTTCTTCCACGCTCAAAAGAACTATCAGAGTTTTATAAAGCTTCTGGTATTAATTATAACCAAGAAATTGCAGAGCAAGAAGAATTTAAAGGTCTTGCCTCTGCTCGGAGAGCAAGAGAAAAATTAAAAGAGCTTGAAATTGCTACATTTAGTGGGCAATCTGGCTTAAGTAAGAATGCTCTTCGCCGCTCAACAGGCGGTCAATTCTAGATTCCCGACGTGGACCAACCAGCCCCACGCGGTGTATAAGACTGGTAGCAAGAGCCAGCCTGCCCTCCCCTGAGCAGAACTGTGGCTTGCGACTAACTACAAATAGAAAGGGTGGTTGCTATGAGCAACAACTACTGGGATGAAGACGATGACGACCAAGATACGCCAGAACAACAGCTATCTGGTGATGACTTAGTTAAGAAACTAAGAAAAGCCAAGCGTGCTGATGAGAAGCGCATCAAAGAACTTTCCGAACAACTTGAAGGATTCCTCAAGGAGAAGCGTGAAAGCACCGTCAAAGACGTCCTAGCTAAAAAAGGAGTAAATGCTAAGGCTGCACGCCTTATCCTCAAGGATGTGGAAGACGCCAATGAAGAGTCTATTGACTCTTGGCTCCGTGAAAATGGAGATTTGATTGGCTATAACCCACAGACTGAGGCAGAGGAAAAGCAGCAAGACCTTGCAGCATTACGTCAGCAAGACATAATCACACAGGGTGGTATTTCTCCAGATAAAGTCGTAGACCTTGAAACTCGTATGGATAGTGCGGGTTCAATGGATGAGTTAATCAACTTACTACGCAACTCATAATCCGTTCATAGTCACTTGGAGGTGACAACTCAATGGCATACACAGATACGTCGAGCTCCTCGCTCGGAGGTACCGTTGGTGGTGCTGGTCTAGTACAGAAGGCGTATGACCGCCTTCTTGAGTTTGCTCTCCGTTCAGAACCACTCATTCGTTCTGTCGCAGACAAGCGCCCAGCCCGTCAGGCTTTTCCTGGCTCAACCGTAGTTCTACAGAAGTACGTTGACCTTGACCAAGCTACATCTACACTTACTGAGACAACTGACCCAGATGCGGTCTCGTTGTCAACCCCGACTTCCGTAACCATTACTCTTTCTGAGTACGGTAACGCAGTCCTCGTAACCCGTGCACTCGAGCTCTTCTCGCTTGCAGATGTCGACCCAGCGATTGCAAACATCATTGCTTACAACCTCGCTGATTCTATCGACACTGTAGCGATGACAACTCTTCGCTCAGGTTCAAACAACATCTACGCAGGCAACGCAACTGCTGTTGCTAACGTAGACGCTTCTGACACCATCGATTCTGCAGACATCCGTCGTGCAGTTGCTAAGCTTCGTGCAAACAAGGCTAAGGCTCGCCGAGGTTCCTTGTATTGGACAGGTATTCACCCAGAAGTTTCGCACGACCTTCGTGCCGAGACTGGCAATATGGGATGGAACTTCATCCACGCACAAAGCAACCCAGCCGTAGACAATATCTGGGCTGGAGAGATTGGCGACTTCGAAGGAGCATTCTTCGTCGAGTCCCCACGTCTTTACAACGCTAAGTCAGGCGCAGACCAGACTCCTCTTGCAACCACCGCTGTAACCGTTGCTGGTACTTCTGGAGGCTTCACCCTTGGTGTTGCTTCTTCAGCTGTTATCGCAAGCCGTGCTGAGGTTGGCGACAAGATTTCTGGAACTGGTATTGCAACTGGTGCATTGATTTCTGCAATCAGCACTTCTGGCAACACCACGACCTTCACGGTCAGTATTGCCCACACTGCTCCTGTAACTGCAACAACTGTTGTCACAGTAACCCCTGTTACTCGTGTATTCAACACCATTGTTTGCGGACAGCAAGCATTGGCTGAGGCTGTTGCTGAAGAGCCACACATTGTTATCGGTAACGTAACTGACAAGTTGATGCGCTTCCGCCCAATGGGCTGGTACGGCGTACTTGGCTTCGCGGTTTACCGTGATGAGGCTTTGTTCCGCATTACCTCTGGTTCCTCAATCGCTGCTCTCTAGTTGATTGACTGTCGAGCGGGGGCAACCCCGCTTGATGGTGAGTCCATTAGGAGGATAAATGGCTGAATGGCTATTCAAAACACCCACTGTAGAAGAGGGTCCTGCTGGTGGAGCAAGACTGTTTTATTTCTACAAGATAGACCGTGGGATAACTATTGTTAGACAAGTTAGCGGTAGTTATGCACAGATTAGATATCCTCAAGATGAGGATTTATTAGACTATCCAGAAGTTTACCGTGGTGGTTATGACTATACGGTAGATGATACAACAAAAGCTGCTTTGATTGCTGGCAACGTAGGGGTGACGGAGGATAACTTTACAGCGTTATGAAGCATTGGGAAGCCCATCCAGAGTTTATTGAGGGGTGCTTTGGGTGTAAGGGATTGACTCTCAGTATGAATGCTGGTGATGCAGATAGCCGAAAGGTTATGCCAAACAAAGCATTTAACAAAGAATTGGATGCCTATAAAGAAGCTAGGTCACAGGGTATCCAGCCTGCTGGAACTTCTATGCGGAAGATTCGGGAGGCAGTTCAGGCTAGTGAAACACTTGGGCGTCCTTATGACGCTGGCAAGATGCCACCCGCCAAACACATTAACAACCAATCAGCAGGAATAATGAAAGAGTTAGGGGTATAGAAATGCCAAAGGTAGGAAAGAAAAAGTTCCCATATACCGCCAAGGGCAAGAAGGCTGCTAAAGCCTATGCAATGGGTGAGAAGATGGAATCTAAGATGGAAAAGAAAATGGAAGCCAAAAAGGGTATGAAAAAGATGGCTGCCAAGAGAATGAAGAAGAAGTAATGCCACCCGTAAAAAAATTTAAAAAAGGTTCTGACAAAGCATACGAGATGGCTGAGAAAGAACTTGCTCGTATGATGGAAAGTGGCAAAGTCACACCTAACAACCTCTTCAAAATCAAAGAGCAGATTGCCAAGAAGTATGGCGCTTACCCAATGGGAGGAACTCGATAATGAAGGCTAAAAAGGGTATGGGTTTCAAGGCAGCTCAGAAACAGATTGCTAAGAAACAAGGAATCGGTATGGAGCGAGCTGGAGCTATCCTCGCAGCTGGTGCACGTAAGGCTTCCAAAAAGGCTGTCAAGGCTAATCCGAATCTCAAGAAGGTCCGCGGTATGAAGAAAAAGATGGGTAAGTAAATGCCTAAAAAAGTTATTAAAATTAATAGCAATCCAAATACTACGCGAGCACCTGGCAGGCGTAATCCAACTGCACAAAGTCAATACGATGATGAATATTATGAAAACGTGGTTGTCCCTCATTTTGGTATTGAGGACAAACCTAAACAAAAAGAAACTAAAAAAATTAATAGTAATCCAGTACCAGGCAGAACTCGAATTGGCAACTTAGCTCGTGGAAGTTCTGGTCGAGGTGGCTCAGGAGGCGGTGGCGGCGGCTGGATGGACCAAATCCGCTAATGTCATCTGGTCAATATAAACCGCACTATGGATTCAACTCTGTTCAAATCAAAGATGGAAATGTAGTGCGGTTAAATAAGAATGGCACCATTAGGGCAGTACTAGGAAAGTACGGAGAATATGGAAAGAAAAAGCAAGCGAGACCCACGGCTCGCTAGAGCTGGCGTATCTGGATTTAATAAACCCAAGCGCACACCTAACCATCCTAAGAAGTCACATATTGTTGTGGCTAAAGAGGGTGATAAGGTCAAGACTATTCGCTTTGGTGAACAGGGTGCTAAGACTGCTGGTGCTCCAAAGGCTGGCGAGTCTGACCGTATGAAGAAAAAGCGTGCTTCCTTTAAGGCTCGTCATTCCAGGAATATTGCCAAAGGCAAGATGAGTGCAGCATATTGGGCAGATAAGGTGAAGTGGTAGTGGCATACACAAAGCCAGGACTTCGTGAGTCTATTAAGAAGCGCATCCTTGCTAGTGGCAAGGGTGGCAAGCCAGGACAGTGGTCTGCCCGTAAGGCACAGCTTGTTGCGCTTGAATATAAAAAAGCTGGTGGTGGCTATTCTGGTGGTAAGTCCAGCAAACAAAAGTCTTTATCTAAATGGACTAAAGAAAAATGGGGCACTAAGTCTGGTAAGCCAAGCACTCAGGGTAGCAAGGCTACTGGTGAGCGGTACTTACCAAAGAAAGCTAGAGAATCTTTAACAGCTGCTGAGTATGCAGCTACTTCTCGTGCTAAGCGAGAAGGAATGAAAAAGGGCAAACAGTTTGTAAAGCAACCCAAGGGTATAGCTAAAAAGACAGCGAGGTTTAGATAATGGCAACTGGTACAGCAGGTAGTTCTTTTACCAGCGAGCTTAACCGTTTGGCTAATGGTGGTACCTATCCAGCTCTAACAGCATATCTAGCACCAACTGGTGCAGCCAACCAATATGCTGGCACAACTGGTAAAGCTTTGTTGGCTGCATTGAACCTAGAGGCAGATGCTAATCGACAGCCTAATGATTATAAGGGACTTGGGGCTGTTTGTAATGAATTGGCTGGAACCACAAATCTATCGCCAGTAGATGCATTAAGGAGCATTGACCTGTGACAACAACACTTCAGAGTTTGATGGATGAAGTCCAGATAAACCTATCTGGATATACCTATCAGCAAGACCGCTCTACCTATCTTGTATCTGCTGTTACTACCACCGTATCACCCAGCACATCTCCATTGGTTTTGCAGTTAGCTTCTAGCAATGACCTTGGCAAAGGTATAGTTGAGATTGATGAAGAATTGCTTTGGGTAGATAACGTAGACCGTGTTGCTAACACAGCAACTGTATCGCCTTATGGCAGAGGTTACCTTGGCACTACTGCCAGTACTCACGCTGTAGATACAAAGGTTACTGTTAGCCCAATCTTTCCTAAGTATAGTATAAAGAAAGCTATCAACGATACAATCGAAGCTGTTGGCGGTTCAGTCTTTGCAGTTAAACAAACCACCTTTACATATAACGCTGCTATTACTACATATGATTTTGATGGATTAAACATTGAGAATATCTTGACGGTTTCTTGGCAAGATATTGGACCAAGTAAAGAGTGGATTAGAATTAAACGTTGGGACTTTGACCCCTTTGCAGATGTAACCACTTGGGGTAGCAATAGCCAGACATTGACTATTGGAGATGTAATTATAGCTGGTAGAACTGTCAAAGTTATGTATGCTACCCAGCCAACAGTATTTGATATTAGCACTACTACTAACTCAGAAGTATTTACAAACACTACAGGATTGCCATCTAGCACTAAAGATGTAGTAGTTCTTGGTGCTTGTTACCGATTATTGCAATACCTAGACCCAGCCCGTGCTGCCCAATACAGCCCACAAGCTGACGAAATTGATGCTAAGCGTCCATTTGGTGCCAGCAACAATGCAGTCAGACAGCTATTTGCTTTATATACACAACGGCTTAATGAAG